AAACGTATGATATTTAAAGAAATTTAAAGGATATTTAAAGAAATTTAAAGGATATTTAAAGAAATTTAAAGGATATTTAAAGAAATTTAAAGGATATTTAAAGAAATTTAAAGGACATTTAATTTAAACTAGACTGAAAAGTCGCGAATTTAAAACTTATGTAAATTTGAAATCAATGTTACATAAATTACCAACTGAAATCATTTTGGCTATTTTTGATTACCAAAGTACCACTGAGCTTTTGTCTTTACGTGTTTTAAATAAAGGATTTTACTCGCTTTTAAATAATACGATTCGAAAAAGAATGTTTAGTCAACTTCACCTTACACTTCAAAATGCACATTTGTATAAAAAATTAACACATTTATCTAATATAGAATATTACATTTTTATAACATGTGTATCTATTATTGAAGCTTACAATATAGATCCAGCAACACCAGAACTTTTAAAAATTAATTTCATTAATACACATTTCAAGCGTGGATTTTTTAGAGTAAGAACACAAAAAAAAATCAGTAGTCTCATATATACATTTTTGCTCTACACAACTATAAATATGCCCCTGATAGAAAAATACGTTTTTGCTTACGATTTTAATCCAAAAGTAGAAATTGAATCCATAAAGTACGACACTTTCTATGAAAACCAACCACCTAGAATCGACGATGATTTTACAATGATTTCTTACTATGTTAATTCTAAATCCAAATTCAATGAAATTGAAAATAAAATGCAATAGACTTCAATTAAAAATGAACGTAAACGTAAACACTTCAGATATTTTTGCCGCTGTTGAAGATCAATTAAAAATCCAAATACGAGATAACATTGGTCCTTATGTTTCTGAATTAATGACTAATCAAGTACTTGAGTTTCGCAAAGACATCATCGCCGATGTTCAAACCTATGCAACACCATTTATTTGGGGTATCATATCCGCTTTTATAGTTCTTATCATTTTATCTTCATGGAATTGCGTGTATGTTCACAGAATTTATCGAGAAATTCGTTAAATCCATTCATTTAAGTCCCATTACGAAATAATTTTAACATTTTCCTTTTCTGTGTTCTGTAATCGACCATTGGACATGGGTAATCTACTCTGTACAATTCACAAGCCGTGTCCCAATTGTGGATATCTTTCGGAGGAACGTTTTGTAATTCCGGTATCCACTTTTTAATATAACTACATTCTTTATCAAATTTTTTAGATTGGATAAATGGATTGAAATTTCTAAAATATGGTGTAGCTAAAATACCCGTTGAACTAATATTTTGCCAATTTCCATTATTACTAGCCACATCATAATCTGTCAAATGTTTTGCAAAATATTTTTCTCCCCATCGCCAATCTAAAAGCAGAGTTTTTACTAAAAAATCCGCCACAATCATTCTACAACGATTGTGCATATATCCAGTCATATTTAATTGTCTCATACCGGCATCAACAACTGGATACCCTGTTTCTCCTCTACACCACTTATTGAAATCTGAAAGTGAATCGCGCCACTTAATATTACGGTAATTGTAACTTTTACCCATTACTTCGGGGTATTTAAACAATAAATGTGCAAAAAAATCTCTCCAAATTAATTCACGAATCAACCCATGATTTACATTGTATCTGTTCTTGTACATATGATAGACTTCTCTTATTGATACACATCCGAATTTTAAATAGGCTGATAAAAATGATGTCGAATATGACAATGTATCGCGATCTTCTGTATAATTCTGTTGTTGTTCTAAAGAAGCCTTGAGACGATCTACACCTGCTTTTCTACCACCTGTTACAAGACGCTCACCTGTTTTTTTTGTAGACGTGAATCGCTTCCACGCCCGTTCTAAGCTAATTAATTTACGTTTGTAACTAAGCCGTACCTCTAAATTACTAGGTTTTATACGTGACGGTTTGTCAACAGTAAGTTTTAAAACGGTTCTATAAAATGGTGTAAATTTTTTATAAACATCACCACTTCCCGAAAGGATACTTCCAGGTTCATAAAGGTATAAATCAGGCGTCGTAATGCAGGGAATGTGGAAATCTGTACATAACTTTTGTGCTGCAGTGTCTCGTTTTACTGCATAAGGTGTATAATCACGGTTAAAAAATACTGCATCAACGCCTTCTTTACGTATAAATTGTTTAATAATGTCATTCTGATTTCCATAAAATGTAAACAATCGACCACCTAATTTTCGAATTTGCTTTTTTAGATCTTGTAAAGATTCAATCATAAACTCTACTGCATTATCCGATTTATACCTATTTTGACTAGTAACTTGTTCTGGTGTAAATACAAAAATGGTGTAAACCTTTTCACACCTTTTTGCTGCTTCTAATAAAGCTGTATTGTCTGCAACTCGTAAATCTCTGTGAAATATAAATAAACCACGCTTATATAACTGCGGTGTCATTTTTTCGCACCTTAAACCCTTATTATTAACCACTAAAAAAAGTTACACTAAAAAAAGTTAAGAAAATGACTAATCTATTTCTTAACTAAAATTAACAATTTAAGAAAACTTGTGTAATCTTAAAACGTATTGTCTTGTAATTGGTTTATTATATTTTTCAGCAAAAAGACGCGCGCATTCTGCAAGTGACAGATCTTTATGCATTTTCACAAAATCTAATTCTTCTTGTGTAAATTTGGTAAGACGTTTGGTTCTTTGCCACTCTGTATTTTTCATATTGTGATATTCTTCGGAACTTTTTAAATGTTCTGGAACTTCCTCTTCGCCTTTCCAAATTCTACTAATAAAATTACGAGGAACATAAATACCATACCTTTCCTTAATCGCCTTGGATACATCTTCTGTTGTAAATGACTTGTTTTTAGATTTCATAATCATAATGTATTGTTCATCCGTTAAATTTCTGTTTTTGGGATAGGGAACTAATTTAACAGGCTCGAGCACTTGTTCCTTTCTCTTTTCTTTTTCCTTTTCTTTTTCTTTTTTACCTAACATTTGTGGTTGCATTTCGGGTAAAACAAATGGTCGAAAAGAAATTGATTCTAATTTTTCAAGTGTATATAAATCACTTGTAGTCTTGAGTCTAGAATCACCTATGACATTTTGTATTCTCTTGTCACACCAACGTTCTTTCCAATGCTTGGTCAATTGTTCGACAGTTTTAACTTCATTTACGTCAAAATCGTCTGAGAATTTTGTTGTGAATAAAAATCCAAAATAAACACCGCGTTTTTGACCATGTTGTAAAATAGTCTTTGGTAGACCTAAATGCGATAAAATGTCTTGTAATAAGGAAAAGCGATCAATCCGTTTTGTAGTAGAAACCTTCCATTGATCGTTATAATCCTTGCATACAGCATACAGCTCATCTGGAATTTGAACTGAACCAAAACCCTTGGTAAATCCAATAAACTTTAATTGGGGTAAGCGGTCGTATTGTACGGATTTGCCATGAATCGATGTTGTTATAAAACCAAAGATAGGTTCACCATACTTTTGTAAGTGGTAATCAAATACTTCTCTGCTAAAAGCCAAGGTCGCAAGTAATTTACCACCATTTGTATTAAATCCAAATGGCTGCAAAGGCACACAACAAGAAATATTCATAAATTTCTTTAAGGCATCTTGTTTGTTCTCTTTGTAATCAAATTGTTGTTGTTCTAGTTCGTGTTGTAAAAAACGATCACGTTCACCTAAAGAATATACATCGGAACTTAAGCACAATAGTCCAATGTAGTTCTGTGTTAATTTGTCTTTTACTAAAATTCGTATTTGACGACCAACGACACCAGTTGATGGCAAGCGTGATGTTTTCTTTCTTAAGTAATTGTACAAAGCTAGCTGATGATTTGTCTCACAGAATTCTAATTCTGGTTCGATGTGCAATTTTGCCCACTCCTGACTTGTAGATAAATTGAATATTTTGTTTTCAAACTTGTTCATCACCTGTGTTGTTTTAATTTCTTCTAACTTACAAGCATACATTAAATCATCTGATGACATTTCCCGAAACTGTTCAAAACACTTGATCAAGTAATGCTTTTGTTCTTCTTGGACATGTTGCGTATGGTATTCCGGATTGTAGTCTATTTGCTTCTCCATTTTTAAAGCTTCTTGTATTTCGACAGTTGTTTTTGAGCTTGTTCCTAGTAAAAATTCTAATAAGAGTTCTATTTGGGGGGTTTTGTAAATACAGTAATTTCTAATCGATGTTAAAAAATTAATACTGTCACCTTTGCCATAGATACACACAGCATAATTATTAATTGCTGTTTTAATATTGTACATTGCTGCAATTCTTTGGAGAATAACAAGATCGGATTTTTGTGTCAATTTAATTCTAAAACCTGTCTTTTTACCATTTGTACCCAATGTAATACAACCTTCGGCATCAAACAAACCCGCCACGTATTCATGCGATAATCTTTCATACGGTTTGTTAGTACAACATTTTTTCAGTTCCTTTAACTTATTATATATTTCGTCTTTTTGTGCTGATGTATTCTGTACATCAATATATTGAAAAAAGTTCTTTGCTTGTAATAATTGTTCGTATTTTAAAATACAATAAGGTAACAAATCGTCAACAAGAGGCTCAATTTGTTTTCCCGCGGCACGCAACACATATTGACAACGGTGATTCTGTTTACGAAGACCACCACTAATTTTTAAATACGGATAATGACATTGTACAGCTTGAGCCCATCCTAAATGCGACTGTGCAAAAACAAGTCTTAGTGTATATCCACCATTTTTAAATTTTTCGATTTTAATGCATCCATCACCGTCAAAAAATCCGGCTAGATACTTTTTAAAAGATTCTGTTACCATGGGTTTATTTGTAAAAACCTTTGAAATTTGGCGTGTTTTATACTTGCTACATTTGCAAATTTTTTCATTTTTTACGAACTCTAAATTATTCTCTTAACCTAAAATACTAATAAAATTCCAATTGCCATTTTGCATTTTTATCGTTTCGAATATTAATAAAAATTTTAATAAATTTATTAATATAAAAACCTCCTGGTTACGCCATGATAAAATAGCATCGCGAAGTGTTAATTTTATGGTCTTAAAATGGCCTAAAAATTTTAATTTGAGTATGCAAGTCCGCCCATGCCCGCCATTACTCTCAAAACATTGTAATTCACAGCATACACACGGAGCTTGAAGGAGTCAGTGGAGGTGTTAGTGTTCAACAACAAAGTGGCGTTGTCAATACGGGACATGTTGACGGTACCAGAGGGTTGATGTTGTTCAGGGTGCAAAGCAAAGGAGTACACATAGATACCAGTGGATGGGATGGCAGTATGGTGTTGGTAGGGTTGCACCAAGTTGAAGTATCCAGCCTTGCGGGTGGAGAAACGGTCATGTCCGTTAAGTTGCAACTTAGCATCAACAATGGAGTCATCGCCAGAGACGGTGAAGTTAGACCAGTCCTTAGCAGATTCATTGTCAGCGTGGTGCAAGACCCAGACAAGTTCCTTGCAAGGGTGGTTAAGAGACAACTTGCTCTTGACAGCAGAGTTGCTGAAAGATTCAGCTCCAGTGAATTGGAGTTGTTCAATCAAGTATTCGTGTTGCACTTGAGCGAATTGACGACGTTCATCAGTGTCCAAGTAAATGTAATCAACATACAAAGAAGCATTGGCCAAAGATGGAGTAGCAGCAGTGGCACCACCGGACAAGACGTAGCAGTCAGCGGCAGAGCGGAAAGTGATGTTGAACTTCACTTCGTGATATTGCAAAGCAATCAAAGGAAGAGCAAGACCGGGGTTGCGGCAGAACCAGAATTGCAAAGGAATGTAAAGAGTATAAGCAGAGTGAGTATCGGCAGCACCAGTCAAGGCAGAGACGTTACCAATCATAGCATCATAACCAGCAGCCTTTTCAGAGGTCTGGGTCAATTCATTCCAGATGGTCAACCATTCACCGTAGTGTTTGTCAATGGTTTGTCCACCAATTTCAATGGAGACTTCATCAATCAAAACGTGCCCAATGTTGTCAACCCAGTTCAAAGAACCAGTGGTTCCATTGGTGTTGTTCAAAGCGGGAAGATCAACTTGGAGATAAACCTTGTGGATCAAATCACCATTGCGAGAGACAGTGCAAGAAACCTTGCGTCCAAAGTCAACAGTTCCGTTAACGTTTATACCCCACCTTTCGGTGTATTTAATAGGGACTAGACTATATCTTAAGCAAACAAAATGTTGTTCGCCCACTACCATTTAGTCGTTGAACTGCACTCGTGGAATCAAAATTGATTCTTTAGAGCTTGGCTGCTGATTGCCCAATCAGAAATTATTCATTTCCCAAAGCACGCATGCTTTGCTTTAGATTTTCACTATACCCAAGTTAAATCTTGGCCAGTAGATTCTTTCGATTCTACTTTAGTACTAAAGGCTCTAAGGGGTTTTCAGCAATTTGATAGTGTCGCAAAACTAGAATTTGTAATTAATTCCAATTTTACTAGCAGCTGTATTTCCAATCGACATCGGATAAAAACAAAACATGGAAAAATTTCGATGTGTGTGATTAGAGAGGAATACTAACTGTTTTTCCTATAACATATCCTCATAGTTATAGCAGGCTACTTTTCAACCCTTTAACTTAAAAGGTTTGTTCAATAGATTCAATAGCAAAGTTGGTGTGTCTTCTGTACACAACTTTAAAAAATGTGATTTGTGGATTACCTGTAAGGTAAATATCTTGCGATATCCATAATATTTCTATTAAGGGCAGAGTACACCTTAAGAATTTTCAAGTTTGGCTAGAACTATCACTAAATCCCGATTACCGTCTACTCGTTGAACCTTTATCTTACATCTGCCTCTGAAGTATTTAAATATTCCAATGCTAAATTTAATTTATCTTCTAATGAAAGATATTTACTAACAAAAGAACGATCTTTTAAGATAGGATGATTACTAATTCTATATCCTTCTTTACCAGTTATATCAGAATAATATCTTAAATATTTTGGTAAATGTATATCTTCTTCGCGTTTTCTGTCACGTCGAGGATATCTTTTACCAACATTTTTATCATACATATTTATTCTTCTTCTTTCTTTTGTTTCTTCTGATTGTCTACTTGAACTTTTACCGGATACAAGATTATACCCATTCGGAGTCATAGTATTGTAATGAGTTATATAATAATTTTCATAATGATCAAGTTCTTCGATGTTACATTCATGTAATACTTCAAGTTGAAAATTTTCATAATTGTATTTACGAATAGCATTATTCAATAATCTACAATTATCTCTTCCATTTTTAGAATCTATAACATGTTGTTTCCATCTACAAAGATAACCCCATTTTTTTCCACTTGATAAATATTTAACACATTGCCCAATATATTTTTTATTAGACGGACTCGTTAAACAATATATTTCTCCTTTGTTCATAATTATTTTTAGCATAATAATAGTAATATTTAATTTTCATTTTTACGATATAAGATACTTGGCTGCGGATTGTCCAATCTTTAACGTTTTTACCATGCCACTGGTCATTACCCTGTGGTATTAGATAACTCACGTATATCTAAGTGGTAGTTAAAGCTCTAAGGAGGTTCCCGCAATTTGGCAATCTTGCAAATTGAACAATTGTCCAATTCACTAGCAAGTTATATAATTGAATTATCTTCAATCGTATATTTACACTGTTTCCCCATTAGTGGTGATATACGAACCACTATGGCAGCTTACTGTTGGCACCCAAGATATTTCTAAGCACCATCGGTCTATCCAACATCTTTCAATGTTGGCCGGACTATATCTTAAGAATTCTTAAAAGAATCCCCATCTCCGTCTAGTCTCTGAACGTTCTCCATTTAAATTTTTCGAGTGATATAATTCCAATATCGTGATATTTGTGATTGATGAATTCCATATATATTAGCAATTTGTTTCTGTGAAAGATTAGAATCTTTTAACTTCCTAATTTCTTCAATTTCATGATTTTTTAATTTACTATTTGGATTTGTTTCATTACCAGTATACAAATGTAACGTAGATGATTTTAAAGCATCATGTGTATTTTCTTTCGCAAATCCCAACTGTAAATGCCATGGGTTTATACATCTTCCGTTATTCATATGTGAACATTTATGTAAAACAATTAAACCATTCGGTTTATATTCTGGTACATCACCAATAAAATTATGATACATTATTCTATGTACTTGTACATATTTTTTATTATACCATATAACTCCATGTTGATGTCCTTTATTTTTTGAATCCATAACTGTTCCGTTCCAAATCCAACAATTTTCTTTAGAAATCTCTGTAAGATTAATTTTATGTAATATCCTTTGTAAATCAGATTTCGATAAATTGCCTAATTTTCCTATAAATGGTATATTAACTCTTTGTTCTCTACTCAACCAGTCAATTATCATTATATTTTATATTTCCTTCTAAAAAATTCAAATTTTAGGAGCTTCGCTGCGGATTATCCAATTCTTAACATTTTTACCTTTGGGTTCGGCTATTAACCGAGTTCCTCTTAACCATTTCTAATTAAGAGTGGTAGTTAAGACTCTAAGGAGTTTCCCGCAATTTGAAGATGTCGCAAATTGAACAATTGTCCAATTCACTAGCCAGTTATATTACAGTGTATTCAAAAGTGTACTAAAGTGGACTTTACACTGTACTGTACATTTAAACTATTTTCCTAATCTGGTTATGTACAGAACCAAATTAGTAGCTGACTATTTTGCCCTATGGTGTTAAGGCAACTAATTGCATAAGTCCACCTCCCATGTTTGTTTGTTTTTATACTTTACAAAAAGAAAAAAAATTTTTGGAAATAAACTTAATTTTAAATAAAAAATAATTGAGAATAAAACGTGCGGAAAAATACTATACTACACATTACTAATGTTACCAACAGAACCAGGACGACAACGTCGTCTCGCGTATGGTGAAATGTTACGAATGAGACAACGGCCCGTTCGTGCTGTCGCTGTCGCTAATTACCATCCTATAGCTAACTACCATGCTGTCGCTAACTTTCCAACTAATTACGATTCCAACTCTAGAACTTACAGACACATACAAGTTGGATTACATTTAGCCAATTTAAGAGAACATTCTGTTGTTTTTGTACAAGGTCTTAACTCTGAAACTACTCAAAATCTTTTTTGTTCGATTTGCCAAGATGACATGTCCAAAAATCAAATTTGTAGAAAAATGTCTTGTTTTCACGAATTCCATACCGAATGTATTGACACATGGTTCACATCACATACAACTTGCCCACTTTGTAATTTTGATTTTGCTAATTAGCTTAAAAACAACAAAATACAATAATTTACAATTGTGTCCAATTAAGTTCAAATTTTACGTTAGTTATATTATTTAGTAATAAGTCGATGAAATCTCTGAATTCCGAATTAAAAAATTTAAAAAACTTGATTGGTACAGATATTAATAAATATACCATTACTCGCTACATTGGGTCTGGTTCATTTGGCAATGTATTCGAGGCTCGTAATAATAAAACAAATACCCTTGTAGCATTAAAAATGCCTGTACAAAAAAGCGATCGAGATGGACAAAAGTCCGTCCTTGACGAAGCCAGGATTTATAAAAAGATACATAATCCTGATAATGGCATTGCAAATATGAAAATTACAACTTGTAAAGATCGTAAAATTATTGTAATGGACTTACTAGGTTCCAATTTAGAATCTATCAGAGACAAAACTGCAAATAAAAAACTCAGTTTGAAATCTGTTATTTACATAGCTATACAAACAATTGACATACTAAAGTACATTCATAGTTGTGGCTATTTACATAGAGATATTAAACCTGACAACTTTGTTATTGGACATACTGATCCAAAAAAGCTATTCTGTATTGATTTTGGCTTGGCAAAAAAATTTGTCAAGAAAAATGGAGAACACATTGAATTTAATGAAAATAGAAAATTTTGTGGAACAGCACGATATGCTAGCATTGCCGCTCATAAAAACATAGAACAAGGGAGAAAAGATGATTTGGAAGCTTTAGGATACCTGTTTGTGTATCTTTATAAAGGCCATCTCCCATGGCAAACAATTAAACACAAGGACAAAAAGGAACGTTATCGTTTAATTGGCGAAAAGAAAGAAGCCTTGTCAGAAGAAGAATTATGCATAAATATGCCACGTGAATTTTGTGTATTTTTGAAGTACGTTAGAAGTTTAGATTTCCAAGAAAAACCACATTACTCGGCACTAAAGAAAATGTTTACTAAACTATACGAGACGAAAGAGTACACTGACACTCCACTTGAATGGGAATCACCTGTTCAAATACAACCACCACAACAGCAACAGCCAGAACCACAATAGACATAAGGGAAGTGACTTTAATTTAAATACAATTAAATTAAGGTAATTAATTTAAAATGGACCACAATTTATCGGACAATTTATCAGACGTTAGCTCAGACAATTTATCGGACGTTACAGACACCCAAATAAACAATCAGTCTAGTACAATAACAAATCAAAGTCGAGTGGCTGAATTGGCTCAAGTTCAAACTGAATTAACCAGAGTTGAAAATGAATTAAATCGAGTCAGAGAAAATTTAGCATTAAAAGAAAAGGAACTAGAAAAACTCCAACAGGAATTTTCTGAAAACACGATAATTCAAAGTATGAATGATATGAAAATCAGATATGAAAATCTTATTGATACAACTGTATCCCTTGCAAAATACAATAGATTACTCGATAAATACAACAACTTATACCGAATTATCTATAGTTCTGATATATTTTTAGATCACGCCTGTGCAATTGCGGCCCATTTAGAAAATGTTGTTTATGATTCTACACATAAAAATTTAACGACACTTGTAACAGAATTAAAAATTTTAAAAGACATTTTTACTGATACATTAGCAGCAAATCGTATATTGGCTGTTAATTCTAGAATTATCTAGTTTAATGTGGTGAAGGTTGTAGTTGTGTATTCAATTTAAAACAATTGAAAATTAAATACACTAAAACGAGATTCAAATGGTGTTATTAATTGGCTTATGTGGCAAAATGGGGTCTGGTAAAGACTTTATTACAAACAATTACATTGTTCCATATTTACAACGTCATGGTAAGTCCCATTTACAACTATCCTTCGCTGATCAAATCAAGGTTAATGTGATGACGAAAATGGATGTTCGATTTGATGACGTGTACGTTACAAAAAATCACGAATCACGCAAATTATTACAATTAGAAGGAACTGAACATGGACGTCGCATATTAGGTGAAGATATTTGGATAAATTATCATAAATCATGGGTTCAGGTATTTGGTTCACGTGGTATTGATGTTGTTATTGTCAGTGATGTACGATTCCAAAATGAAGCAAAATATATTAAAACAAATGGTGGGATTTTAATTAAAATTGACGCACCTACAAGAACAGAAAAACGCCTCCAACAAGAAAGCAACGGTGATGTGAAAATTTACAATCAAATTAAAAATCATGCCTCAGAATGCGATCTTGATCGTTCTCCTAATTCCTTTTTTGATATTATCATTTACAATGAACCTGAAGAATTTGCAATTTCAAGCAAACTAGACAATCACGAATTTGCTATACCTACTTCACTTGGTTCACTTAGTTCGCATACTTCACATAGTTCACATTCACATAGTTCAGATACTTCACATAGTTCACATTCACATAGTTCAGATACTTCACTTAATTCACTTAGTTCACTTAATTCACATACTTCACATACATTTCCTTCTGTTTTTGTCAATTTTAATTATTTTGCTCAATATTTAGATAAGTACTTATAAACAATAGTTTTTATTTAAAAGATAAAATCAAAAGTAATAATAAAAGACACGATGGGTTGTGAAGAATTAATTGAAGTATTTTTTCATATGCAAATGACTATTAAGTTATATCATTGGCAAACCAAGAGTTTTGCTAGACACAAAGCAACAGACGATCTTCTTTTAGCCTTGGCTCCACTTGTGGATCAATTTATTGAAGTTTACATGGGAAGATATAAGCGTCCTAATTTTACTAAAGGAATGGAAATTACAGTTGAACAGATGAGTGATGGTGAAGCAGGAGAATATATGGGATACTATGTAGATTTTCTTAAAAATGAAGTCCCTAAAAACTTAAAGTCATCTGATACTGACTTGATGAACATTCGTGATGAAATGTTATCTTTATTTAATAAAACGATGTACTTATTTACATTGAATTGATTACAATTAAATTGAAATTAAATACAACTTTAATTTGAATACAACATACGACTTTAATTTTAATACAACTTAATTATTTTTGCCTTTGTTTTAGATGATTACAGCTATTGATATTGTTTTGGGATGTAGTTATGGTGACGAAGGAAAAGGAAAGGTTGTTTATGATTTATTAAAAAAGAACAAT